ATCAACGAAGGGTGAATCCTGTGACCAGAAATAATATATCCGACAATCTGGCCAATTAGCAGACACTTGCTCCAAGGGCAGTTCCCTGCCCATTAACTCGCTGTATTTTGAACTAACTGTAGTAGCTCCTTTCAATAAACTATTAACTAGTGGCGTGTATCCTTGCAGGGTCGTAAAGGTCAGAATTACACGCCCGTGGTAGTCTACTGTTCTACCACCGACAAGCGTATTAAAAATATTCTCAGGTGCTTCCTCGTCAAGATGGATGCAATGTGCAGACCATCCCTCAAAGATTTGTGGGTCTGCCATGTACTGCCTGTAATTATTAAAGTATATCGTACTCCCACGCTCGGCATCTGGTGTGGTTGGTGGCAAGATTGCTTTGCCAGCATTAAATCCATTCTTCTGAGTATATTGCAGTGAATGATTCTCACTCTTCTTCTTGCTTCTCTTGTACCTTGCCGGAAGCGAGTCCCAGATATAACGCTGAGAATCACTTATACTTCTTTCCTCACTGACGTGCATGGAACGTATCTCTGCTTCTGGTATATTCTGTGCCAAGTGGACAAGCATGCGAGAAGCGAAGGTGGTTTTTGAACTCCTGTTACCACCCAAGCAAACATGAATTTTTGTGGAGTCCCAATTTTCCATGACTCTACGCCACCCAGGAAGAGTCCAACCCCATTCGATTGGATCTTCCTTCTCGCTGTTTGGTTGATCAAGGAGCAAGCGTGTAAGCGTTTCTGCACGTACAGGATCTTGTACGGCAAGCTTGTCTATCTCCTCATCTGATAACGCACACTCCAACTCCCCCTTTACATACTTAAAGTCATCTGTCCAAGGCACGCCGAAGCGTGCGTCTATTTCGTCTGCATAGGTTATCTTACCCATTACTTTAATTGAGTCTTTGAATGTAGGTAATAATATACTTTCTTCAATGACTTGAGTTCTTTTTTCCAACTAATTAAATCCCAATGCTCCATGATTTTAGCTGCATCCATATTTTCCATTCGTGCAATACCTGCATCTAAACAAGCACAAGCCGCATCTATATCCTCTGAGGTTATCTTACCCACGATTTAATATCTCTATCCCTACGATGATTGCTTCTTCGAGCGAGTGGCACGGGATTTCCTTTTCACTGATTGTCCAGCCTTCCGTATCCTCTCCAACGCTTCTGGGCTTAATTGCAAGGGTGGTGGCCCTAGCTTTTTGTAATTGCACTTCGGTAATTCTGCAACTGATTCGGATATCGCTCGCCCGTAACGTTTCCAAAAGATCGGATTGTATCCCGGTGGCACTTTCACTTGGCATTACGTGCCTGCTCCTCGGTTAGCTGCTTCCATATATCACAACATCTGGACTTCAATTGTGATGTTTCCTCTGCAAGCTCTTCATTCTGCTTCTCCAACTCCGCAACTCTGCGCTTCAATACAATATTCTCATTGCTTAAACGCTGTACCCATTGAGGCCAATTCTCCACCTTTTCACCTGTGGGCTTGTATACATTCATTCCTCGTCCTCCTCCTCGTCCTCCTCAAGTTCCATGTCACATTCAAAATCAATAACATCTTCATCGTAGTACTCCTGTGCTGCTTCCACCATGCACTTGACAATCTGCTCATCATCCAAATCAGATTCCTCAGACCACCGATGAATCATATTCTTAAACTCGTGGTAACACTGTTTTTTTGCTTCTTTCATTTCTAAAATCAAACTTTCCTTTGCTTGGTAACTTGCGTGGACGTGTGGTGCGATACACCCTGCCCTCTTCATTCACGGCTAATTGGTTCTTTTGCCAAAATCTGTGCCAACCATCATTCACTTCTCTTGCGGTGAGGGGGATATCAATTCCTTCCATAAAGTAGTCCACATTACCTTCTCTTGATACGTTCCCATTCAATGCGTTGAAGCTCATCCTCACTCTCCTCCTCCTCGTCCTCATGCTCATCCAAACAATCGTACTCCCAATCCTCTTCATCATCTATCATATCAATCTTCCCTTCCTGTCGTAATTTCCTTCCAAACTGTACATATCTCCACTCTCACGCTTGACCTTGACCACACTGCCCAAAGCAAATCTGCCCGGCTTCGCACGCATCCTTCCATGTGTACCATCACTAAACTCGATAAATCGTAAATATGGATTCTTAGGTAATAAATATACCTTGGCAGTACGCACATCATCCAGCACAGGTACTTCGCTCACACTCGCAATTAATTCAGTAATCTCCTCATCCTCTTCTTTGCGAATAATCTCACTCTCCATACTTTCAAGCGTACTCACCATCTTCTTGCTCAACCGCTTCTGACTAAACGCCAACCTTACAGTAATCGGTTTTACACCAACCAACTGACTAAACTCCGTGTAATTCATACACGCTTCCTTCAGTATCGCTTTTCCACGTTCAACATCCATTTGTCACCTTATGTAGTCTTTATCTTGACAAATCAAGGTTTTTTTGAAAAAAAGTAAAATATACCATGCCCAAGAGATACCAACGAAGAGCAGGATTACCAAAAGATGTACGGGGATTTTGTACAGATATGACAAAAAATAATATAATCAAATCGGCTGCCAAGATTGCAGCTAAACAATCAACCGCAAATAAAGAGACTGAACTGCTCAAGCAACAAGATCCAGAACTTCGTCAGTCCATTGCCAATTTCCTACGCTATCGCTTAGACATGACAGAACAGGAGTTCCTAAACCAGGTAAACTCCAAGCTCTCCACAATGGTTGCAGACTCCCTAAACACCTTACACAGCAAGCTGGATGAGATACCACCACAAAACCTTGCCTATGCTGTGGCAGTCTTAATGGATAAGTTCCTCACAGTCTCAGGCAGGCCATCAAACATCACTGCATCTGCCAATGTGACACTCGGTGCATCTGACATGTCTCCTGACCAGGTACGCTCAATCCTAAAAGGGGCAACTAAAGAAGTGAAAAAACAACCCACCCAAGCATCCAAGGATAAAGTCACGGATATTACTCCCAATGACTCCTCTGCATAAAAAGATTATTGCCCTCCGGCAAAAGCAACTCACCTACACGCAAATCATAAAGGTACTCAAATGTTCACGCTCCACTGTATCCTACGCACTACGCAAAAAGACTCGCTTACTTGCCAAGCAAAATAACGATAACCAACCATTACATTATAAAAGAATACGAAACAAAATCTATACCTTTAAGAATCCAAAAACTCGCAAAACTCCCACTCCCCTCTGGTATCTCAATTCCACACCTAGGCAAATATCAAAAGCAATAACAACCAAAGCACACACCTTTCAACGTAGAATGGCATTCAACTACAAAGACGTATACAAAAAGTATGGAGATCATTTCTCATGCGCGCTCACTGGTAGACCACTCAAATTCAATGAGCCACAGACCTATGAATATGATCATATCATGCCACACTCAAGGGGTGGAGATAACTCACTTTCCAATCTCCAAATACTCTGCCCAGAAGCAAACCAGGCAAAAGGTATGATGACCGATGAAGAATTTAAGGATCTGTGCAAAGAAGTAATTATTCATGCAGGATATAAAATCTATAAACCATTAGATATGTAATCTTTTCTTGTTGTATGCAGGTATTGTGGCGGGGTTTCTATTTCTTTCCCTGGTTAATGACATCGCCTGCTTGGTAACCACATAAAAGCCAAGCACCTCTTTTTCCTACCTTACCAGGTAACACAGTAACACAGTAACGCAGTAGAATATCCTGCGTGTGGTGCAATTAGACTACAAACACATACCCTCGGAAACGAGGCCATGCTGTGTGGGGGGCGTGGGGGTATGGGGGGCGTGAAGGCGTCAAACATGGGGGCGTACCACCCTAGCGTAACCATGCGCACCACGCTCCCCATTCTGGGGACATTAGTGCAAAAAAAGTTACGGGGGGGGTGAAGATAATATAGAAAGAACGCAAGCGCGCAGGCGCACCCCCGCCCCCCCGGGTGCGTGCGTTGCGTGCGTTGTATTTATACGGATTTTGCATGGTTTGTCATTATTAGTGACAAGCCAAGGTGCATAAACACAAGGATCTAGCTTGCAAGCTTGGCAATGTGTCACGATTGCAAGCAAAACAGAGCTTGCCGGGCATGGTTCAGGTAACACGATTGCAAGCTTGCCAAACTTGCACGCAAACCATGATCTGCTTTACACATGTAAAGCAAAAATGCGTTACCGGGGCGAAATGTTTTTTATTGCAAGTAACTTGCATTAAGGATTCCATGCACCACACGCCACAAGCTCCACAAGCTTACATGTTTTCATGGATACCAAGCTGACATGATTGATTGTAAATAATTTGCATGGATCTTTTATTACTTGGCGTCCTTTGCCGTGGAACGGCACTTGACGGCACGCTACAAGGTGCATGAATACAAGCTTGCACGCTATATTTATAAGTGAGCGTCATTGAGCTACAAAAGATATTTTATATGTTGACATATGTTTTTATGTGTGCTTTCGTGTATTCCATCCGAGCGATTTAATCGCACATTATTAATACTAAAATTACTACAAAATGAATTATTCAAAACTTATCTTGCAAGGCGCAAAGCTTGCCAAAACTCCACAGCAACAAGCTAAAGTAGAATACTACGCCAAGGGCATTCAAACCAAGCTTGCAAATATTGATCGCATGTTGACCGAGCTAGAAAAACCAGATCCACGTTGGGAAGCATATAAAAAGCGCAACGGTATTAAATAACTTAACTCAAAAAATATTATTATGACATATTACATTTATCAAAGAAGCGCTTACGGTTTCGTCAAACAGCTTGGTTTTGCATTCGACAAATCACAAGCAATTGAAAAGGCAAAGCGTTACGCAACTAATCTATACGGCGATTTTGCAATTGAAGTTCATGCAAACGGCGTGAAAAGCGAAAAGGTTTTCGATTCAAAACTCTGGTTCAACATTTAATCTCTAAAAATTACTACTATGAAAATTACTACAAACAATCACTACCGCATGATCTTATCTTTTTTCGATCTAACTGAAAAAGAGCAAAACGAAATTAAAGATAATTACGACACAATCGAAGAGAGTTCATTCTTTCGCTATCGTGGGCTTGTCTATGATCTTAATGAGTTCATGCGAGTACAGTATGGTACAGCTTTTAATAAAGTTATTAATGATTGGGACGGATATCATACTGACTCATTTTTTAGCGCTGTGTTGGTCAAATACTCATCTTGCAATGATGGCGTAAAAGTTGGTTTAGCACTTTCTTAATCTCTAACAAACACTACATATGAAATATTCACAACTTAAAGATACCCAGCAAGCCGCATTTAATAACTTTGAAGGCATTATATTTGCTTTCACAAACAAACAACTTGACGAAGGCCTGGCAAAGCTTGGTGCAAGCAAATCAGATATTATACAGGGATGTGCAGGCTGTTTTATTCTCAAGTCAAGAGAAGCCGCGCTGGATACTTTGCTTGAAACAAGTAATAAAGAAATGAAAGAAGCGCTTAAGGATGAATCCTTTTTGCAAGATGCGCTCACATATGAGCTTTGCAATCATGAATATTGCATTACAGGCAACACAAGAGACGCGCTTGCGGCTCTTGACCTTACATATGAAGAAATACCAGCGCATGTAATGAAAGCCAGCAGGATAGCAGCAAGCAAAGATTATTAATCCAAAATACTACTAACAAATACTATGAATTACGATATACTACTTTTAATTTTACCCTGGATCTTCCCGCTTTTTATGATGTGGCAAGACATGAAACGTGAAGAGAAAGGGGAGTTATGAAACAAGCAAGCGAGATATTCCCGGAAGCACTCAAACAATTGCTAGAGATAGGCGAGAAAGCACGGAAACAAAGAGAGGATAGGGAGCGTGCAAAGCGTGCTGCATTGCCCCGTAAACCGGGGGCATGCATGCAAGTAGCATGCAAGGAGAAACAAGCAAAACAATTACAATTACAACTTAAATAATTATGAGCAAAACATCACAAAATATTGATCTATGGAAACAAGCAAACTCTATACTTGAAAACATTGAAGAGGAGTTAAGAGAAGCGCGTTTTAATAATGATTTAAAATCAATTGAGTATTTCTTGAAAGAGAAACGAGATACTCACGCATTAATTACACAACTTGAAAAGCAAACAGCATGAAAGAATCAATACTCTGGGGCATCAAAAAGGGAGATCCGGATTGGATGCAAGAAATCATTACAAACGACAAACGCAATTTTGAGAAAGCGAGAGCATGGGCAAAGAGAAACGGGTTTGATCGTTTTAGAGTTGCTGAAATTGATACAAGCAAAGCGCCTGACTTCACAAACACATTACAAACAAGGATATAATTATGATCAAAATAGGACAAGATTACTTTCATATAACGAGAAACCAAGCAAAGCAATTACGCAAAGCATGTAAGATTGCAAAGCTGGATTTTATAGCAATGGCAGCACGTCCAAAGGATGCGCTTCAACTTATACAAGACGTACAAAACAGAGAAGGGATAACATTATGAGCGAGAAACAAGAAACATTTACACCTGGGCCATGGTCAATTGAAGATGACACGCCAGGAGAAAGCACGGGGTTGCGCTTTGCGATCAACTCCAAGGATAACGTTATTGCACGCACCACTGACGGGTGGAAAGAAGCACAAGCAAACGCCCGGCTAATTGCAAGCGCGCCGGAGCTTTTAGAGCAATGCAAACTGTTTGAGCAATTACTTAGTACTTTAATCATGGAAGGAGATAGTGGTGCGGATCTTGAAAGAGATAACTTGCGTGCAATCCTGGACAGAGTGGAAGGAGAAACAGCATGACACCAAAAACAAAACAAGGACGTTTAGAAATGAGAGACGAAAGAATAAGCAAACTCATTGATGAAGGCTGGGAATACAAGAAAGTTGAAGATTGCGGCTTAATCGTACTGACTCACATATTTAACAATAGAATTGTGGCACTTGGTTTTAAGGGAACTTCTTTAAAACCTTGGTTTCACTATCGATTTGCAAGTGTAGAAAAGAGAATAAAATTCGTGCAAGATAGAATTGATTTCTTGCGAAAAGATTCTGTAAGCAAATCGAGAAAGAGCCCGGACGCAAGCGAGCATTTTATGGAAGGTGATGTGTTGTATGATTCTTGGGGGTACGATCAGACAAATGTTGATTGGTATCAAACAACCAAGGTAAAGGGTAAATCTATTTGGCTGCGTAAGATTGCACAAAATTCAAGTGATGCTGGAAATTGCTCCTATGGATATACTCAACCCCGTAGATATGAATTTATAGGTGGCGAGTTTAGAAAGACAGTGCAACCAGGTGGGCATGTTTGCTCACCTTTACGGGGTGGCCTGCGTAAATGGGACGGTAAGCCAAAATATTGCAGTTCTTACCATTGAGAAACAAGGATATGAAAATAACAAAAGAGCGAGCAAAAGAATTACGCTGGTTATGCTCCCCTTTTCCGGGTGAGCGTTGCAAGCATATTAAACCAGAAAGCGAGGAGGAGATAAAGCGAGTAAAAGAAATATGGGATAAGATTCCTTCCGGCTTTTCTTCTTATTACACCACGCTTTGCGATATTGAGCAAGGGAGGGTGGAAGGATGAAAGTATTACAAGATCCATTAGGGGGCTGGTGCGTTGCAAGTCATATTAACGGGTCACTCTGGTCAATTATCAAAGGCAAGATTGACACAAAGAGAAACGCGCAGGCTTGGTTAAATCAATACAAACAAACAGAAAGATTATTTAAATGAGAATAGCAGCACATAAACAAGCACCCAAGCTTACAAGCTTTGAGGTATTCGCATACAAGCAAATCAAAGGCCAGCGTGCCTGTATGAAGGTTCTAGAGGTGGAAGCGAGAACCGCGCAGGATGCAGGAAAGACCGGGCAATCCTTTAGCAAGATGATGAGCTATCAATATTCACATGTGAAGGAGGTAAGGTAATGAGCAAACAAGACAACAATGATCTACTACCTAAGCTTGCACTTGGCATGGCGCTCTTCATAGCGCTCAAGTTAGTGCCGAAAGTGCTTGCATGGTGGGCTAAGAGAAACAAGAAACAAGGAGAAATATTATGATACACATCAATAAATTAAAACTGAATGACTTTGCAGAAGTTGCAACGCACTCAAGATGCCGGGCATTTGCATTTGAGAGCAGTTTTTGCTGGTTTGAATACCATGAAAAGTTTTCAAGCAATGAGAAACATCCAGAGTTAAAGCTTGAAGGTGACAACATCCAGGGAACTTTCCACTTTGTTGATGATAAAAGTATTTCGGATCTTTGGTTAGTTCTTACTGATTTCCAAGAAAGAGGTATTGAATTTTACACCTTTTGGAGAGAAGCTCAAAACAAGATTGGAGAAAAAGATGAAACGTTCACCACAACTGAATGGATTGTATGGACACCTAACGAGAAATTTAAGTAATCATGTCAACAAAAAGAGAAATACAAACTTTGAAAAAAACTTCGGAGGGTGCATGAACACTACAAGCTTAATAGAATTGAAATCAATTGGTCACTACTTTGATCAAAACAATAAAATATTATATCCAATCAATAAAGATGGATCACCAGACATTGAAAATGATGTACTTGTTTCTGAAGTTGAGCGAGAAAATGGTATATCAATTCAAGATTGGAATATAATACACAGCCCTATAGCTTAACGAGAAAGCGTTTTGATACCCTTACATGGGTATACACCTTCTTTTTCTATCAAAACGCCTAATAGGTAGCTACGGGAGGCTTTAAACGCATACTATGAGATACATCATAGGTCGTTTGTAGTCTAAAATGGTTTCTTATCATGCAATCTTGCATCAACTCTTGTTGAGAAACGACCTGTGGGTTTGGTAAAGGTAAGCTTGGTTGCTCGCACCTCACCATTTCGATTCTTTGCAACATTGCAAATGATATCATCATTGGTTGGATCTACTTCTTTCTCACGATGCATGAGTAACACGCAATCTGCATCTTGCTCTATGCTTCCAGACTCACGCAAGTCTGATAGCATGGGATTGCGATTGGCACTCTCTAACGCTCTGTTGAGTTGCGAGAGTGCAAGCACGGGAACTTCGTATTCCATTGCAATTGCTTTCAAGGAACGAGAAATGTGGCTCACCTCTTGCACTCGTGAGTCATGTCCAGGAGAAGAAAGCAGTTGCAGATAATCGACAACGATTAAACCAAGCTCGCCTTCAAGTCTTTGTTTTGCAATGAAAGCTTCAATTGATTGCATGGTTGCCTGGTTATCATCTTTAAAAGTAATAGGCCAACCTTGCATGGCTTGCACTTGTGTCTCTAGCTTTTGCTTATGTCCTGCATTGAGAAACCCCTTGCCTGTAGGTTTTCGCACGCCACTAGCATTGGAAAGTAATCTACCTGCACACTCACTTGCAGACATCTCAAGACTTGCATAGCTTGCACGCAATCCACGCTTTGCAGTTTCATAGGTCATTTGTATTGCAAGAGCAGACTTCCCTACTCCTGGGCGTGCTGCAAGGACGTACAAGCTACCTTTCTTGAATCCACCTCCAAGAATAGTATCTAACTTTTCCAAGCCTGTTGGGATTGCTTGTGTACCACCTGCATCAACTTCGAGAAATTCAGCGTATGCTTGCTTGCTTGCTGCACCACATGCAACCACACCTTTTCTTTGAGAAAGTGATTTTGCAACCCGGTTAACAAATGATTGTGATATCTCTTCTGCTGGCTTGCTTGCTTTTAAATCATCATTCGCATGAAACAAAGCAAGTTCAACTGCTCGTGTGTTGCGATGGTTTATTAAATATTCAATGTATCTTTCAATTGATCCACCACCATACTTCTCAGATAAAAACAATATCTCATCTTTGAGATGTGCATGTTCAATGATCAAGTCTATCTCATTGCATGGAGATAATCGTAAGCACGTTTCAAAGATCGTGGAACGATCCATGGTTGAGAAATCATCCTTGGTAAGTGCTTCTCCAGCTTGTGCGGTTGCAAGTCCACTCTCATCATGGAGCATGCTTGAGAGAACTGCTTGCTCGGCTAATTCGTAATCAATCACTCGTCTGGATGTACTTCTGTGATATCAAAATTCAAGCCTTGCGTGGAAATGCTGGATGAAACTCTGCGAAGATGTGGAAATCTTTCTTTCAACCATGATTTGCAAGCAGTGCGAAAACAGGCATCCCAATCAAGATATTTTTTACCTCCTGCATTTGCCCAATCTTTGAATGCTTCCAATGCACCATCATAATCAATGCCTGCTTCTTCTGCAATGATTTGATCTGGCAAGAAATCATCTGGTAATAATCGCTTTCCTTGCTTCTTGGTTTTGACCTTGGCAGGGTCATGCAAGCTAACATTACTAATACCAAGGTATTTCGATAGAAATACCCCCGCGCACGCGAGGCGTTTGGGAATACTGCCCCAAATCAGGTCAGTAATAACTTGCCCTTTAGTTGTACCTGACTGCTCACAATAGGCATCAAGTAGCTTGTGTGTTTCTTCGTTTATTTTAACCCGTAAATCTTGTTTTTCTGTTGTCATTTTTATCCTCCTATTATTGCCACCAACCATGCAAAAATCATCCACATCCATGTCAAGGTTGCAGTGATAAACATTGCGGTAAATATTATTTTATTCATTATTTTATTAAGTAAACTCATATGTGCTTATATGTATTTGTTTGTAGTATTTGATCCCGTAAAAGTGTACGAGATGAGTATTTTTTAATGGTTTCTACGGGTATCAAGTATGCCTTTTTTGGCTGGGTATCACCCTTTCCTGTGAAGATCCGCAGGGGTGGATTCAACGACACAATTAAGTCTTTTAGCCGCCTTGGAGTAATAAATATAAACTCCGTTTTTGTGTCGAAGATCCACCAATCTGCCGTTGTTCCCATGAGTCCGGATGGTTTGCCATACATCTCAATTTCCACCACTAGGTTGCCAGAGTAGTGCGCCTTCCAATCTTGTTTGACCTCGTATCCTTCCTTGGTGTTTGCCAGGAAGAAATCAAAGCCTGTGAATTTGCCCGGTATGGCTATGGGCTTGTGTCCTAAAGATTGGAAGAACGCAATAAGCTGGTCTTCCCTTTGCTTGCCTATGTCAAGACTCGTGTCGAACTCAGTCATTGCAGAGCTTGTCTAATTCGCTGTTATACTTCCTAAGTTCTTTGGCATACTTTTTGAAGGTTCGCCACTTAGAATCATCAGCACAAAGTGACTGAAACTCGTATTGTCCCTTAGGTAGTATCTCAACATACAACCAAGGATTATCTCCCTCACCATGACTTGTTCCAATTGGTTTAAACCTTACTTCACTTGGGTCTGCATACCTGTCAATTGAACGCCATATATCAAACACATCTGCCTTACGCAGGCATTCTTGCTCTTCTGGTGTTGAGATGATTGCATACCTTCCTTTAGTACATTGCTTACCCCAATCTATAAGCCAAAGCTTAATGGGTTTATTATGTGGATTTATTTTCATACGCTCACCTCTACCCACGTCTCTTCTTCCTTGTAGGTTTTGACTTTTTCCTGACTGACTTCGAGGGTGATCGCTTTAGGGTCATCTTCTGGAATAATGTCCGCAGCCCGGAGCGAATCGACAAGGTACTTGACTCCCCCAACAAGGTTGTCCGGGTCGCAGATCCTGACTCGCTTTGAGATAATGCGGACTCGATGGCGATCATCGCTTCCTTTTGCATTTCTCGCTTCTCCTTGACTCTTGCCCACCGATTCATTCCAAGCAAAGTGTTCAGTGAAGGGGTTCGTTTCTGCACCCTCAAGGTTATCTTCTCTCCCCTTTCCATCACTCTTTCCCACGGATCTTTTTCCCCACCAATTTAATGATTGCACCCATCTCTGCATCACACTCAAGCAAGTCTTCCACTTTTGCACAGGTATGTGACACACTGCTATGTGTGCGGTCAAAGTACCTCGCCACTTCTTCCACACCTATCCCAGCTTGCCGGGAGTAATAGACTGCACAATGGCGTGCTAATGCCACTGATTGCGTCTTCCGCTTGCCTTCTATATCCTTCACACTTACATCCAGCACATCTGCACAGATGCGTTTGATACGCTCAATTACAGGATGTCCCTCGAACGTAACCATCTCCTCTTCCCTTGCCTTGGCATTTCCCTGCAAGCCATAAAGCAACTGCTTCATTGCCGAATGCAGCACCACAACCGCGCCCTCAAAGTTCTGCCTGGCAATGTGTTGCTCCGCAAAATCAAGTGCCATGCCCATATGTTCCAATTTTAATTTCAATCGATTAGCCATTCTTCAGAGTCCCTTCCTTCGGTTTTTAACCATTTATTAATTTCTCGTTTGTCCCATGCAAATCCACGTCCACCTCGGCAAGCCATGCCATCAATGATGTAACATGTTAAACCCTCATCCTCATGGAATTGATCAAGCGTGTTCTGTGATTTATACCCCATAAGCTTCAATGCTTTCTTGCTGGTAATTAAGTACTTCTTTGCACCTTGATTTCTGCCCATCACGCCACCTCCTTCTTTGTGTTCTCCCAACGCAATGCTGTGGAAAATTCAACCATGTCAATCAGACGCTTCTTGCCTAACTTCTGCCCAACCACATTGTGTTTCTTTATGATGCGGTGTGCATAGCTTCTGCTCACCCCAAACTTCTCTGCGAGTTGCGAGATCGACAAGCGGTTCTTTGCATAGTACGTACCAAGGTCCAGCGTTTTAATGTCATCGCTGTATCCGGGCCAGACATCAGTACGCAAGCACTCACCATAGATTTTACACGCTTCCAATACCCGTGGAACTTCACGCTCAATATCTGCGTTGTCCAGCGTGTAACATGCAGTTGCATAAGGTGCTGACTTTTCCACTACCAAGAACACGAATTGCTTAGGTCTTTCTCCCATAGCTCGCAATGCAGTCATGTACCATGCAGCTTGAAATAAGTACCCATACTGTCTCACACTCTTGGCAAATCCCTTGGGGCTTGCATCAATTGTAGTCTTCAAGTCCAACACGATGCCACTATCTTTGTTATACAGGTCAGGACGCACTTTGCATGGTGTGCCTTCTGCCTTAAAGAACCCGGTATGTTCAATCAGACTACTTGCATCGTATAACAGATTCTTTGCCATTGGGTGTTGCGACACACTTGCAGCTACATCCATGCACATCACATAGTCGGATGGTGGTAACCATCGCTTACCTGGGTTAGCATCCTCCATCTCTGCAAATGCTTCCTTATACGCATTTGTGCGTGGTGAGTTACCATCTATCTCTGCTGGCTTACATCCATACTCAGTATCAGTAAGGTGTGGTTCAAGCACCGCACTATGAATCATTCCACCATTCAAAAGTGCAGGTGAACTTGGACTTGGTTGCCCCATTGCATACTTCACCTTTGCCGGGCAGGAGGCGAGCAAATCGCTCGCTCGACTCCTCCCCAACGCTGGGTCAGCATGATAGGCTTCGTTAGTTATGCCTTTACGTAACATATCAAAACGGCGCTCCATCTTCATCCACCTCTTCAGCAGGTGGTGTAAACTCAGCAAATGGATCTTCACCATCAAACAATGCCGGAAGGTTAATGCGCTTCAGTTCTGCTTTTGCAATCGCACGCAAATCCTCATCCATCTTTTTGATTGGTTTCGGATTCATTGCATAGGTTGTGTCCAGACCTTCGCCATTTCGCACAACACTGATGTCGTACTTCCGGCAGTCTCCCCAATCCTCATCATTTGCAAGCTGCAATAATTCGGTTTGTAGTTTGACTTGCGTCATCTCCAAAATCTGCACCTTGCTTTCGTTATAGTTGTACACCACGAATGCATAGAATGCCCTTGGCTTGTCCTCGAATGCCTGTGGTGCTTGCTCTCCATCTGCCCAGCGAAGCGGACGCTTCTTGCCATCCTCCACTGCCCAGCCAAGTGTGCCGTGTATGAAGCCAGGTGTTGGTTTATCTTCGCTTGCTCCGATTATTCGAAACTTATTTTCCCCCTGCTGGAAGCGCATGTAGTTTCCACTACCGCCATTACCTTCAGAAGGTGCTTTTATATTTTGTGGTAAGAATGCCATATTTTATTTATTTATTGTTTTTGTCATTTTATGTTGACACATGTATTTATGTGTATTTGAAAGAGTTCTATGCC